ACTCAACATTTAACATGTCCTTCTTGTGGCAAAACTGCGAGTAAAATTATTTCTACTCCCAGAGTTCATTTAGAAGGATGGTCAGGAAGCTTTCCAGGTGCGGCTATGGCTTGGGAGAAAAAGCATAGATCTCGTAGCCAAAGCAAAGAAACTGACGAATAGCCAAGTCAGCTTCTTTCCTATAATGCTAATGCACAGGAGAATAATATGGCAGAAGTAATTGACGAAGTTTTAGAAAATGAATTGGAAGCTTCTTCCCTAGACGAAGAAAAGATTGAGGACTCTAAACTAGAGCAACCTGAATCCGAACCTCAAGTTAAAGAAGAGACTAAACCAGAGGATGATCTACCAGAGAAGTATAGAGGTAAATCTGTTAAGGACATTGTAGCTATGCACCAAGAAGCTGAAAAGCTAATTGGTAAACAAGGTTCTGAAGTTGGAGATTTACGTAAAATAGTAGATGACTTTATTAAAACTCAAACGGCAACTAGTTCAAAAACTACACAACAAGAAACAGAAGTAACATCAGAAGATTTTTATACAGATCCTGATAAAGCTGTAAAAAGGGCTATTGACAATCATCCTTCTATTAAAGAAGCAAAAGAAGCTAGTCTGTCAATGAAACGTAATGAGACATTGACAAGAATTAATTCTGAGTTTCCTAATGTACAAGAGATTGTTCAAGATCCTGCCTTTGCAGAATGGATTAAATCTTCTAGAGTTCGTACAGAATTATTTACAAAAGCTGAAACTGAGTTTGATTATGACTCTGCTAAAGAGTTATTATCTAATTGGACAGACCGCCAAAACATTAGTAAGAAAGTTGCTGAGACCTCTAAAGTAGATCGAGAGCAACAGTTAAAAGCGGCAGACGTAGGCAGTAGTGGTAATACTGAATCTGTTTCTAAAAAGAAATATCGTAGAAGCGATATTATTAAACTTATGCAAACCGATCCTGATAAGTATGATGCAATGTCTGAAGAGATTATGGCAGCATATAGAGAAGGACGGGTCGTTTAACATTTTAGAAAAGGAGCTATCATGGCACTAGGTACAAATCATGTAACTAATACCACAGGTGCTACCTTTATCCCTGAGATTTGGTCGGACGAGGTTATTGCTGCTTATAAAGCTAATTTAGTAGCAGCTAACCTATTCAAAAAAATCTCTTTCAAGGGTAAAAAAGGTGACACTTTACACATTCCAAAACCAACACGTGGTTCTGCATCAGTTAAAGCAGCTGAAACACAAGTAACACTTATTGCTGCTACTGAATCAGAAGTACAAGTAGCTGTTGACAAACACTACGAGTACTCACGTTTGATTGAGGACATTACAGAAGTACAAGCTTTAACCTCAATGCGTAGATTCTACACAGATGACGCAGGTTATGCTTTAGCTAAACAAGTAGACACATCATTAATCCAATTAGGTCGTGGCTTTAACACAGGTGGCGGCACAGCAGCTTATGAAGATGCTTACATTGGTTCTGATGGTACTACAAAATATGTGGCTGCTTCTAACAATGAAGCTGCATTAACAGATGCTGCTGTTCGTAGAACAATTCAACGTCTTGATGACAATGATGTTCCTATGGATGGTCGTTTCTTGTTAATCCCACCATCAGCTAGAAACACATTAATGGGTTTAGCTCGTTACACAGAACAAGCCTTTGTAGGTGAAGTTGGTAACGGCAACACAATCCGTAATGGTGAAATCGGAAACCTTTATGGTATTCCTGTATTTGTTTCTTCTAATTGTGATACTGCATCTGGTTCAGGTGCTGCTCGTATCTGCTTAATGGGTCATAAAGATTCAGCAGTTCTTGCAGAACAAGTTGGTGTACGTTCACAAACACAATATAAACAAGAATACTTAGGTACTCTTTACACAGCAGATACTCTCTATGGTGTTAAAGAATTACGTGATGATTCTTGCTTTGCAATAGCAGTTCCTGCTTAATGCTTGGGAGTCCCCTCGTTCTGAGGGGATTTTCCTTTTAGGAGATACAAATGATATTTAAATGTAAAAAAACAGGCAATACAGTTGAGTTTATAGCTGAACATGATGTAGAAGCTATGAAACAACATCCAGACTACGAGGTAGTCTCAGAATCTAAAACTAAAACAACTTCCAAAAAGAAATCATCTTGGCTTGATAAGGACGAATAATGGCTATTTATAGAGGACCTGGTGGACCAGGAGACGCAACAACTGATGCTACTAATGAAGCTACAGTAGCGACCAATAAAGCTGCTGAAGCGGCTGCTAGTGCAACGGCTGCTGCGGCAAGTGCCACAAGTGCTGCCTCTAGTGCTACTTCAGCTACATCATCTGCAACAAGTGCTACATCAAGTGCTTCAACTGCTTCAACTCAAGCAACTAATGCAGCCACAAGTGCAACCAATGCGGCAACAAGTGAAACTAATGCTGCTTCAAGTGCAAGTGCAGCTTTAAGTTCACAAGAAGATGCTGAAACAGCAGAGACTAATGCTAGTGCCTCAGCAACAGCTGCGGCTAGTTCAGCTACTTCTGCTGCTACTTCTGCTACAACTGCAACTACAAAAGCAAGTGAAGCTGCTACTTCAGCTACTAACGCTGCTACATCTGAAACAAATGCAGCGGCTAGTTATGATAGTTTTGATGATCGTTATCTTGGTGCTAAATCTTCTGCACCAACAGTAGATAATGATGGTGATGCTTTATTAACAGGTGCTTTATATTGGAACTCTACACTCAATCAACTTTATGTATGGGATGGTGCAGCTTGGGATGAAGCTGCTTTTTCAGTTACAGGTGCAGTAACCTCTTTTAATACTAGAACAGGTGCTGTTACATTGTCAAATGGAGATGTAACAACTGCTTTAGGGTTTACTCCATCTCAAGTAGCTAATCTTAATGACATTACAGATGTAACAATTACATCACCTTCTACTAATCAAGTCCTTAAATACAATGGTACTAACTGGGTTAATGACTCAGATACAGACACAGGTATTCAATATACAGACTTATCAGTAAGTACAGCTGCTGCTGGTAGTCCTGCATTATCATATAACAATACAAATGGTGTATTTACATATACTCCACCAGACTTAACTCCTTATCTTACTACAGAAACTAACGATTTAACTGCTGCAGTTACTTGGGCAAATGTTCCTGATGCTAACATTACAGAAACAAGTGTAACACAACATCAAGCGGCTTTATCTATTACTGAATCTCAAATTAGTAACTTAGGTACAACTGTTGTATTAGATTCAGACATTGGATCAACAGTACAGGCATATGATGCTACCATTGTTGTGGATGCTGACATTGGTGTCACAGTACAAGGTTATGATGCTGATACTTTAAAAGCAGATGTAGCAGATACACTCACTGCTCCATTTAGAGGTACAGTCACAACGGATAATGACTTATCCTTTGACTTAGATGTAACTAATAACTTCTCATGCACACCATCATCGGGTGCTACTTTAACTTTTACTAATCACACGGCTGGACAATCAGGTTACATCTTACTAGACAATAGTGCTGGTGTTGCTATTACTGCTGCGGCTACTACTAAAATAACAGCTACTGATTTAACCACTATATCAACTGCTGGTGTTTATCTTGTATCTTACTTTGATAATGGTACTAATGCCTATGTCACAGTTAGTGCAAGTTACAGCTAAGGAACTAAATGAGTTTATTACAAAACAGTAATGCTATCCCACAGCTAGGCGGATACAACCTTACCGATAGTGTAAGATTTCGTTCATCTGCTTCTGCTTATTTAACTAGAACACCATCAAGTTCAGGTAATCGTAAAACATGGACTTGGAGTGGGTGGGTTAAAAGAGGAACTTTAAGCAGCTCAGCATCTTACACATTATTTGGGGCTAACAGCACTTATACGTTTGGTTTTTATCAAGATAAAATTTATTATGATGTTACCTTTTCGGGTGCTACTAGAATTATACAAGCATCAAATAGACTATTTAGAGACCCTTCTGCTTGGTATCACATTATTTTTGCGGTAGATACAACTCAAGCGACAGGTTCGGATAGAATTAAAATTTATGTAAATAATGAATTAATTACTTCATATACTTATGTAGTAGGTTCAGGATATATTACTCAAAATACTGATACATTGGTTAATGATAATGCTTATATTCATAGCATTGGATATAGAGCGATTGATAATGATAGATATTTTGATGGCTACATGACTGAAATCAACTTTGTAGATGGTCA